ATACCCCCCAGTGTATTACACGGGAGGCATTTGTAAAGGTTATTTATCAACAGTTATTCTACAAGGTCCTCAATCGCTGAGAACACCTGCAGGCGTGCATCATCTGCTTCGATCACGCCGTCCTCTAGTTTCAGGAAGATGCGATTGATAGTCTTTTGTAAGTCGTCATTCATTCCCTATAGTATATCATTGACAGCCCTCACATGTGGGTCCTGTATCCACATGTAACCTGATTGGTGCCTTGGGCAAAGCGCCTTGCGCCTCGCGCAGAGTGTTACTATACGCCTGGTACATCTGGCTATTGGGGTCTAGTGTAGCCATCTTCGCCTTAATCTTGTCGATACGTTGTGTGATTTCTTGTGTCATAGCCTATAAGTATAGCAAAAAGAGAATACCCCCAAGGTAGGGGGTATTTAGTTAAAACCAGTGCGTAAAGCGTCCGAACTGGTTATTTTCGTTGTGAAGGAACATCTCCACAGCCGGCATATTGATGAATCCCTTTTCAGAGTGCCATTGATCTGCAGGACTTGGAGAGCGTACCGTCTCGACAAACAGTTGGTTCACCGCGCCATTACCACCTTTGATGACAGTGAGTGCACTATGGTCTTTCTCGACACCAATCTCGGTGTTAAGACCACGCTTACTTAAAGTTTTGTGGTGGATGTGTCCTTGGTAGCAGTAAATGCGGTTGGTCTGGGCCATTGCTTCCCCAGCTTCCGCCTTGATGATACCAAGCAACTTCTCCTCCTTAGCCTCGCCATGATGGAACATGATAAGGCTGTCTCCGAAGACGAAGTACTTACGGTGCTGCTGGCTCATAGAGTCCGCAGCAGCGTGCACACGTGGATTACCCTGGAAGTACCGAGCAACCATCTGAGATACGGACCAGCCCGCAACTCGATCATGGTTACTATGCACATGGCAGAGCCAGACGTTGTGGTTCTTAGACCATTCTTCAATGGACCGGATATACAACTCTGTAGCCAGGAGCATTTGGCTCTCTATGGAGCCGTACACGTCCTGTGGTGTGCCGGAAGTAGTCTTCCCGGCGTTACCATCGACATGAACAATATCATTGCCCATGGGTAGTAGAATGTCGCTCACCCCAAATGGTTTTGTCATTTGGAATAGGCTATTTTGACCTTCAATAACTTGACTCACCGCCTTTTCAGGCGTATAGTCTCGTCCTGTACGTATCAGTTCGCAGTGCTTGCCGATATGTACATCAAAGTTTGCAGGAATCGCCAGTGTCTTAGTCGGTACAGGCGATTTCTTCGTCTTAGGTGCAGAGCGTTGGATACGCTTCAGGAACTCTTCCTGAGACTTTTCCTCCTGATCTTTGGCTTCCTTATTATAGAAAGCGATTGAGCTATCTTTGGTTTTATCCCAAAAGATGCCCCACTTCTCGAACGGTAGATTACGTTCTTCGCAAATTGCGCGAAGACGCGTAAGGTCGGCCTTAGTTGGTTCGCGCATTGCTTTTTCTCCTATGAATGAGCTTCTACCACCTATTATACCATCTTGGAAAAAGCTACTTAATTTATTGCTGTCCCGGATACTCCTTACGGATGCAACTGGTCTATCAAACTTCGTACTGATCTCTTTTATTGTAAATTCTCCCTTGTGTGCTTTGACGAACTCCACTAAGTCTAAAGTCTTTTTGGATGCTTTCATTGCCATAGTTGCATTATAGCACCCATGTGTGCTAATTTAGGGAGTTTTCCCCAACAACCTTATCGTACACTTCCTTCCACTCAGCTCTGAATATCTCCAGCTTTTCCTTTGCTTCCTCTAGGTCCACTTCTGTACGGAGGATAGTCTTACGGAAGATTCGCTTCTCCTTTATCTTCACACGCGGGTCATACACAACAAACTCCAACCATTGTAGGTCTGGGTTTACTAAGAAGTAGTTAGTGACTTGCCCCATGTACTCTGCAGGGATTACATTGTCAGACATATACTTCACAAAGGTCTTAGTGCCCGGGCACTTCACCTCTACAGCACCGACATACTTCTTACCATCAAACTTCTTGCCACTTTTAACTAACCTATCAGGACTCAGCGCCAGGAATGAGTATTCTTCTGACAGACAAAAGCCCACGACTGATGTCTTGATACCGGTGAGCTCTTCATAATGCTTCACTGCCTCGTCCTCATGGTCGGTCCCCCACTGCATCGCCTCGTTCACCCAGAGCTTCTCCTGCTGTCCTGACACCTGCTCTGCTACTAACTCATATATAAGAGTCTTACGGACTGCTGGACTACCTATCGCTGACTTCAGGCGGGTTCCTGTGATCATCCCTAGGCGCATTGCGAGCCATTCTTCTGAACCTTGTTCTGTGTTTACTATTTTCATATGTTTATTCTATTTACTGCTATTTCATAATACTCCTTGTCCATCTCTATACCTACAAAATCTCTACCTAAGTTCCTTGCTGCTACACCTGTTGTTCCTGAGCCCATGTACGGGTCGATGATAGTCATGTCATCTGGCAGTATCCCAATAATGTTTTCCATCACCCTGAGTGGCATCTGACATGGGTGTGCAGTCTTCTCTTTGGATACGTTCTTCACCTGATTTATATTCCACCAGTCGTACAACTTTGCCATCTTGCCTTCTGCGATGCGCTTCGCGATACGCTTGTCTGTTGGATTCTTATACGCTTGTCCTACCTTCTTGAAGTCTGGCTTGATGCGGTAGAAAGCAATCTGCCTATGTTGCTTACCTGTGTTAGAGTTGTACACCCATGAGACAACTTTCTCAGGTCCATAACCAAGAGCTATAGATAGTTTATGTAGCTGCTCAGCGTAGTGAATTACCACAGCAGGTCTACCACTGATCAAGTCTGCGAGGTCCTTATAGTACTCAGACTCCTCCTTGTTGTCTTTGTAGGATGCATAGTGATATTTGATATTGAAGGGAGGGTCAGTAACAATAATACTATCTTTAATATCTACCATTTCTTTTGTGTACTCCCCGTGTATCAATTTCATATACCCACATCCTACCACACACTATCCCCACCCTCTCAATAGCTATCCACACCCTGTCTGGTATACTGTTTCCTGTAGGTAGAAAAGCAATTAAACAACATAAGATAAATAATATATGGAAGAAGATAACACAGAAGCGATACTTGCAGATATGGTAGTTGCACTTAGACAAATTTCTAAGAAGCTCGACTCCGTAGACAAGTACTTCGCAGCAAAGAACGAAGACAAGCAATTAAACAACCTAAGATAAATAATATATGACAACAGACTTTTCAAAATTCAAGAAGCAAGACTTATCACGACCAATGGACGCAGCATGGGGCAATGGCTTCGCTGAGTTCAAAAAGGCAGGTGATAAAGTAGAGGGTATCCTGCGCGATGCGTTTTACCGAAAGGCAGAAGGTATGTACCCTCAGCAACGGGGCTTTACATTAGAACTAGCTGATGGCACATTGAAGAATGTTGCAATCAAGCGAGACCCATACTTCGCAATCCGAATGACTAACGATGTGCGATTAGGTGACCTCCTTACCGTAGAGCTTAGCGAGTTGCGAGCAGCTAAAACAGCTGGGTTCCACCCAACTAAGATTTATACTTTCACCTCCGGAACAGACCCTGACAACAAAGAGACTACTACCGTGAAAGAACTGGAAGCTAAAGATATGGAAGCTGAAGGTATCAAAGACGCAGAAGAAGCTCCTGCACTAGACGAGAACGGAGAGGTAATTCCTTTCTAACAACCTCCTACTACCTACAACGAAAAAGCCACCTGGGAACAGGTGGTTTTTTCTAAAGAACTTTTAGGATTGTTTTGTCTGCGGAATATTATACCTTATTTTGTTTATTCTTCCACTGCTGGGAGGTGAGGTGATATTGTTTACACTCCGTACATTTATATATATTAAAGGTCTGTTCACGGAAGGTGTTTTGTATCGTCTGATGTCGCCGTGCACCAGTCTTTGTTTTGAAACTCATCTTACCGTGACAACTCATATCTTGAAGTTAAACTCATAAGTTCCATTATACACCTCGCAGTGCACTTTGCGCGTCGCGCTATCCACAGTACAGACGAGGGGATCCGCGTCACGAAATCCTACATAATCAAAAGGGTTCCGCTTACCCATGTCGGGTATCTTGTATGGTTTAAATTTGTTCTTAGCGACCTGCGACAAAGCAGCCTCCTGATGAGGCTTGAGCTTCCCTTTGTCTACCTTCACCTCCAGAGCAAAACTGCGTGGCCACATCTTATGTAGGTGTGCAGCCACTAAGGAGTCGTACTTCGCCTCCTTGCGATTATGCTTTTTTGGTAGAGGTGTTTTCATTTCATATACTCACTCGGCACAAAGTCCAAGCCAGCTTCGTTGTTCTTATAAATGGCGGTGTCAATGCGCCCGGCGTGTAAGTAATAGTATATCACTGGCTTCAATGAACTAATCCGTCTGATACGTGCTTTCATCTGCACGTAGTTCCGCACACTGTAACTCCTGCTGGCAAATATCATGCACGCGAACGTGTGCAAGTCGAACCCTGCGCCTACGGACGCCTGAATAATAATGTAGCATTCAGGACTAGCTTCTGCGTCCTTGATAACTGCATGTACGTCTTTAGTTCTTCCGTCAAGTACGAACGTCTCACGTTCCTTAGATAGTTTCTTGTGAAGCTCGTCGATCTGCTCTCGGAAATGAACCACGACCACGACCTTTCGGTATCCCTTTGATATCTTTGTAATCTCCTTATCTTTCTTATCTTGCTCCAACCTGTGATCTGCTGCATTTTGCGTAGCAGGCTCCCATTCTTCATTGACTTCATAGTTAGGTGTCTTAAGTTTAATAATTTCATGTGTCTCGGGTGGCAATATATCCACCAACTCACTCATTAGGGTGATGCGCGTGTATTTATTTATCAACCGTTGCATGTCCTTGCGCCATGTAGGTATCGGTAACCACGCCGGCCTTGGTAAGTAGGGCATGTGTTGCAGGCTAAAGAATTTCTCGCGGTACCGCTTCCAACTATCACCCTTCACCATGCGTGCGTACACCAGTAACGTGTGCATGTTCCAGGGTGTAGACCTTACTGGTGTTGCTGTTGCCAACAAAACATCAGCGTCTGGGTTATCCATAATGTAGTTATACATCGCCTCGCTACATTTGCTCCGGCTCTTGGCTACGAACAACGGCGATGCAAACATATCAGCCTCATCAACAAATATAGCTGATGGATTCTCAGGGAGCGCCTCGCGATAGATGCGTTGTGGTGTAGAGAAGAACGCCTTTGGCATTGCCTCACGTATGTCGCCCTCTATCTGCTTAGGACCAAACACTACAGGGTTCCTGTTCCTGTCACCTTGCTCCAGCCAGAGCTTTGCCGTAAAGGTCTTACCAGTGCCAGCTTCCCACGTCAAAATAGCGTTGTTGTTCTCAGACTCCAGGAACTCTTTTTGGTGGGGGTATAGGTTCATACTAAAATGCGTCCTCTGTCTTAACCGCTGTTAATTCCTCTACAGGGTCTAACCGACGCACCAACTCCGTGATGTCTGGATCACTAAGTCCCCATGTACCTCCTGGTGCTGCATACACAATCTTTAACGCCTCAAGCTGTTGCATCCCTGTCTTCACTGTCTCTTTCGGCATACCTG